TGCTGGGGCAACTACTGCGGCTGCTATCCCGGCATCTCTGACGTGAAAGACATGTTCATTCCGGTCAGCCGCATGTTCGACTGGATCGGGAACACCGTCATAAGGACCTTCTGGCAGAAGCTCGACAAGCCGATGAACAGACGTCTGATCGACAATGTCCTCGACACCTGCAACATTTGGCTGAACGGCCTCGTCGGAGCCGGAAAGCTGATCGGCGCGAGAGCGGAACTTCTCGAGAAGGAAAACCCCATCACCGACCTCATGGCCGGGATCATGCGGGTGCACCTCTTCGTCACTCCCGCCTCTCCCGCGCAGGAGATCGACTTCCTGCTCGAATACGACATCACCTATCTCACCAATCTCTACTCGTCGGAGGAGGTATAAGCCATGCCGAGAATAGATCAGGCCCATGTCAATTTCGCGGTCTATGAGGATTCGGTCGAATACCTCGGGATCGCGCAGGTGACGCTTCCGACCCTCGAACAGCTGACGCAGGAACTTTCCGGCGCGGGCATCGCGGGCAACGTCGAAGCCGTCCTCCGCGGACACTTCGCAGCCATGACGCTCGGGCTCCAGTTCCGCACCATGAACAGGGAATCCGTCCGGCTCGCGGAGCCTCGGCGGCACAACATCGACCTCCGCGTCGCGCGGCAGGATGAAGACACCGAGAGCGGTTCCATCATCATCGCGCCGATCAAGCACATCTTCGTCATCATGCCGAAGAGCCTGAACCCCGGGAACGTGGCTCCGCATTCGGCGGCGGACGGCTCCGGTCAGTACGCGGTCCGGTATTGGGCCATGTACATGGACGGGCAGCTTGTCACGGAGATCGACCAGCTGAATTACAAATGCTTCGTGGACGGCGTGGATTACCTCGCGTCCGTCCGCGCCGCGCTCGGCAAATAAGCGCGAAAATCCCCGGCTCACGAAACAATCATGGGCCGGGGTTATCTTACGTTACGGAGGTTATTATGGACGACACCGAAATCATGCTCGACAAAAACACAGTCGATGAGGCACGGGAAGAGATGGAGGCGGGGATATACGAACACGTCTTCACGAAGCCGTTCGAGTGGGAGGGGAAGAAATACGGATCCCTCAAATTCAATTTCGACAAGCTGACCGGGAAGGACACCCTCGCCATCGAGCGGGAGCTTGCGGCAAAGAACATCTTCACGGTGGTGCGGTCTCTGAACGTGGAGTTTCAGATGAGGGCCGCGGCCCGCGCCTGCACCGAGCGCATCGGGACGGATGCCCTCGAAGCCATGCCGATTCGGGACTTCGAGAAGATCATGAATCACGTGCGCGGTTTTTTCGCCTCTGCGGAGTAAAGGTCGGAGACGGCGGGGAATGGCTCCGCGATCAGGTTTTGATACTCGCGACGACCGGAGCCGCCCCCGTTGCGTGGTGGCTCTCGCTTCCGCTCACGGATCTGAAATACTGGATCGAAGCGCATAACCGGATTCACCGGAGAAAAGAAAACTGACGGGAGGGCAGGATGGCATCCAGAAGCACAAGAAAAACATGGGAGACCGCGTTTCTGCTCTCCGCGTCGATGTCAAACTCGTATCAGCAGACCTTCGACCAGGCGCGGGCGATCCTCAAAGACATCGGCGCGGAAAATGTAAATCTCGGCGACGAGGCGGAGAGGGCGGCGCAAAGGCAGGAGAACGCGATCACGATGGCGGCGGCGGCCATTGCGGAAGCCGGGCTCACGGAAGTGCTCGGCGGAATCAAAAACGCCTATACGGAAATCATTCAGACTACGTCCGAGTTTGAATACACCATGTCGGCGGTCGAGGCGATCTCCGGTGCGGCGGCAAACGAGGTGGCAGAGCTCGAAGAAAAGGCCCGGACCCTCGGAGAGACAACGGTTTACACCGCCAGAGAGTCGGCTTCGGCAATGACGTATATGGCACAGGCCGGATGGGACACCATCGAAATGCTCGAGGGCATGGACGGGGTGATCTCCCTCGCGGCGGCGTCGGGCACGGACCTCGCGGAGACGTCTTCCATTGTGGCGGACACCCTCGCGGGCTTCGGGATGCAGGCGAACGAGACGGGGAGACTGGCGGACGTTCTGGCGCAGGCGGCGTCGCACTCGAACACGAACGTGTCCCTGATGGGACAGACTTTCGCAAACTCCGCAGCCATCGCGGGAGCTCTCGGTTTCCAGATCGAAGACGTGTCCGCGATGCTCGGCATCATGGCGAACAACGGCATCAAGGGAAGCCGGGCCGGGACGACGCTGCGAAACATCCTGAACGGTCTCGCGGCGGACGCGACACTCACGGCGGAGGCGTTCGGAGAGGTCCAGTTCTCCATGTTCGACGAGAACGGACAGGCGAAAGAGCTTGTGCCGGTCGTGCGGGAACTGCGCGGATATTTCTCACAGATGACGGAGCAGGAGAAGTTCCTCAACGCAAAGGCAATCGGCGGGCTGAGAGGGTACAACGGCCTGCTTGCCATACTGAACGCGACGGACGAGGAGTTCGAAGAGCTTTATGCGGACATCCAGAACGCGGACGGCGCAGCCAAGAAGATGGCGGACACGCGGCTTGACAACCTGAAAGGCGATGTGACGCTGCTGAAATCTGCGTTTGAGAGCCTGACGATCACCATCGGGGAGGAACTGACGCCGACGGGACGGGACCTCGTGGGATGGCTGACGGAAGCCGTACAGAACGTGAACGGTATTATAGAAAAGCACCCGGAACTGATAAAGAATATCACGGCCAACGTAGTCGGAATCATGTCCATGGTTGCCGCGCTGAAAATCGCATCGGCTGTCATCAAAGGAATTCAGGCGATCAAGCTGGTATTCTCGCTTATAAGCGGAGGCGGGCTGATTGTCGCCGGTATCGGTGCGGTCGTAGCTGCAATTGGAATTCTCGCGTACCAATTGAACACAAACAAAACGGCGGCGGAGGAAGCGGCGGAAGCGCACCGGGAATATGCCCGCGCTCTTGAAGAACAAGAGGCGGTTATGGAGGAGAGCGCGAAGTCCGTCAAGGACGAATGGACGAACACGCTTTACCTCGAAGACAAGCTCAGAAGGCTTATGGCCGTACAGGATAAGACCGCGGCGCAGAAGCAGGAGATCCTAACTCTCGTCGAAATGCTGAACGAGAAGGTGCCGGATCTCGCCCTTGCCTATGATGAAGAGGCGGACAAGATCAACAAGACAACCGACGCGATCCGAAATCAAATCCTCGCGGAGCTCGAGAGGGAGGAGATGGAGGAGAAGCAGAAGAATCTGAAAGAGCGGATCCGAAATCAGGGAGAACTCGACGAGCAGGTCAAGACTGCCGAAAGCGAATACTGGCGGGCAAAAGGCGGGGTAAGAGAGGCACAGAACGCTTATGACGAGGTCATGGAACAATATGCGAACGGCTCGTTCTTCTATGACTTCGGCGGTTTCAAGAGGGGAAAAGCGGCAACGGCTCTCGAAACCGCAAAAACAGACCTCGAAGCTGCCGAGATCGCTTATAAGATGCTCCTGGGCGAAAAGCAGAAGAACGACGCTCTGATCGGCATTTGGTCGGGAGAGCTTGCGGACTATGCGAACCGGATAAAAGGCGAAACGTCGGAGGAGGCAGCCGAAGAAGCCGCGGGGCAGGAACAGATAAACGAAGCCGTGAGTGCCGCAGAAGACGCCGGGAGCTTCGACGTGATGAACTATTTCAAGAACGGGAGCTTTTCCACCGAAGACGTGAGCGCGGACTATGAAGGGGCGGTCACACCGGAGGGAGGAAACGTGAACGTGGTGACGAACATCACGGTCGAAGGGAACGCGACGGAGGAAACGGCAGAGGAGATTGGGGCAGTCGTGGAAGAAAAGATCGTCAGCTTCCTCGAAAAAGAGGAGAGAAGACGAGACAGGATGCTCTACACGGGGGAGTGAGATAATGGCAAAATATCGGACCGTACAGGGGGATATGTGGGATTCCATTGCCTACCGGCTGATGGGGGATTGCAAATACACAGATCTCCTCGTGTCGGCGAATCAGGAATACATCAAGACTTTCGTCTTCGAGGCGGGGGCGGTCCTCACGATCCCGGACGTGCCGGATGAATACATCCTCCCGCTTCCGCCGTGGAAGAGAAAGAAGCAAGCATAAGGGGGAGAGGGAATGAGCGACAGAGGAACGTCACGCCGGGCAGATTTCCGCGTCAGCTTTGACGGCACGGACATCTCGGAAGACATCCGCCCTTATGTTACGGAGATCTCCTATACGGACAACGAAGAGGACGAATGCGACGATCTCTCGATCACATTGCAGGACCGGGAGGGAATCTGGCTAGAATCGTGGGCGGCGGAGGCCATAGTCGCATCGGCGGCGTCTCGCAAGATTTCCGCCTCCATCATTCGGAAGAACTGGACCGGGAAGGGAGAAGACGAGGTCCTCGACTGCGGGGAATTCGAGCTCGATTCCGTGACGGTGAACGGGCCGCCTGCGACGCTCTCGCTCGAAGCGACGTCCCTTCCGTATGCGGAGCCGGTGAGACAGACC